GCCGCGATTTCCCTTAGAAGCATCGCCAACCCTCCTGGCTTACGCTACAGATCCTGTGCCCCAGATGGCAATCTGGTAGGTCACGGCTCCGGCGCTGGGATTGTGCACCCGTAGGATATCGCCTGAACCGGCGGTAACGGCGTACCCGTCTACCGGAGCTGTAAGAAGTAGCATACCGGAAGCCTGGATTTTCAGAACATCGTCTGCTGCACCGAAAAGGGTTGCGACCGCGTTGGTGCCCTCTCCATCGCTTCCACCGCCTACCTGGATAGAGTAGTTCGCGGTGGCTGTAGTAACTCGTATTGCGATTCCCTTGATTTTCGTAAAGGTCACCACCCCAAAGGCACACGAAAGTGCGCCTGCAAGGTCAAGGGATTCGGAAGCCCCAGCGCTAAGTGTGCGCTCGTCGTGCCACTGAACCTGGGCCTTGTTAGCTGCGTCACCGTTGGTGAGCGTCTGCTCCCAGGAAATTGCGAGCGTGTCACGGACGGTAGCCAGGTCCAGTATGTTGTCGAAGTTATTGGAAACAACGGCCCTGACGGTGCCGTTAAATGCGTTGGACATACGTCCTCCTTTCGTTTTAGCCAAGGACTGATTGCACTTTGGCTTGAATATGGCTCTGCAGCCTGGGCTGCACCTTGCGCAGGCCAGCCTCAAGCCACTTGCCTCGTCTTCCCTTCCGAAAGTTGTACTCAGGGTGCTCGTGAAGCCGAACCGCATACGGCGTATCGTAGTCCACGTGCACCTTGATCTCAGTCTCGCCCGCCGGAAGCCTTGGGTCTTCCGTACGTACCACTCCACCTGAGGTGGAACTTTCAGCTCTACCTATGTGGGTGGTCACCTCTCCAGACCTCATCAGCGTGCCAGTGTCGTGAGGACACATGGCGTTAGCTACCCTCAAAAGCTCCTCCCCTGCCTCGAAGCAGCCTTCCAAGGCTGCCTGTCTAACAGTTTCGGATGCAAGCTTGCCACGCCACACAAACTTGGTTTTCAGCACGTCAGGCCACCTCCTGGAAGAGAGCCTCAACGTGGTGGGCTTTACCCTCCAGCTTCATCTCCCGGACTTCTAGAACGCGGTACCGCCTCCCGGCAAGTGTAAGACGGTCCTGCGGGTGGATGCACGTGGTAGCTGGGAGGAACCCTTCCAGGTCCGCCAGAGTGTCATCACCCCTCAGCTCCGAGTACGACCCAGTGCCACGCTCGGTTCTGGCTTTCGGCTCGAAAACACCCGTTACCGAAACTGGGTCTCCGTATTGCGGGATGCCTGTTCCGCTCTCCCCCAAGTACGTTTCAAGCTGTGCAACTTCAGTTTTGAAGATTCCCAGCAGGCTCATTTCAACAGCGCTCCACGGTACAGCAACCCGGACTGCATCAAAAGCTGCCAAGCCCGCTCGCAGAGACCGCTTCCGTCGCCACCCCTGTCGGAAGTGGCGTAGGTAACGGAAACCTTGCCGACCTGCTTGCTTTTGACGGCTCCCCCCAGGCTCGCAGATTCCCCGTTCTCAATCCAGTATTCCACCTGTGCGCAGACGGCTTTCTGCACCAAAGCCAGCCGTGTCGTGTCGGTAACGTCCACCCGGTTCATAGTGGCGAAGTCCACCAGCTCCTCGGCCCGGTCAATTAAGCGCTCGACCGAGCTGGGCAGTGCGGATTCGTCCTGGTGCAGATACTCGGCCACGTCAGAGGGGATTGCGTACTTGCCCATTAGAGGCCTCCTATTCGCTCAACAAGGTCGTTGTAGACACTTCCGCGAGGAATGCGCCGAACGGCCCTACAACAACCCTGCTAAGTAGCTCACGTTCGTCCTGCTCCAGGTCGCGCGAGGTAACGAGCATGAACCCTGAGTGCCCAGGCACGCAAGCTTCCACTGGCAGCCCAAGGCTGACATAAAAATCCTTTAGCTTTTCGAGATCACAATAGTAAGTAGCCATTTACAGACCTCCTATACTATGGGCCCAGGGTCTTGTTGGAAGGGGTCCGGTGGAAGTATATCGATGAACTGAATTGGGCCACGACTATACACTTGGCCGCCAATCTCCACATTGACGTAATAAGTCCTTGGGAACGTGTTGTTAACGATTGCGAACTGAATCATTCCATCGGAATTCGATTTCCAAATCCAGTGAATTTTAGCTGTTATTGTTTGCAACTTAAACCCTTTAACAACCATCTCATTACCCGAAGGCGACTGCATAGTAGGATCACCTCCGGCTGTATTGGATATCCACACCCTGGCTATACAGTGTTTGGCGACATTTGTACCTTTTATGTCCCTAAACTGTATAGTCACACCAGCATTTGTGCCGCCAGGCACGGGAGAGTTCGCTGTTATTGATGGAGCCCCAAATAATTGGGCACCAAGTGCATCCGCTAATTTAGCATCAGTGACACTGCCGTCGTCAGGAGTTCCTCCACCGCCCATATCCTCCAAAAACACCACGTTGACGTTGTCCTTCGGGGTATAACTCCGACTTACGCCCGGATAGACCAATACTAGGTATGTTTTCTCACTGGTTGCATCTGTGATACTATCAATAGCATCCTGTATCGACTCACCGGCCTGCACAATAACTGTCTGTGCTGGAGTAGCAATAGCCCGAACCTTATCTTTAGTCATTGGTGCTCTGTTATAATGTGACCCCATATCGGCCTCCTACCTGTTGTAGTGCTGAGTTGATAAGCTGGTATCAACCCTCACAGTATCAACCCTGTCTCGTGCTATATTGGCAAGGTATGCGTTAAGCGCATCCACACCCTTCCAGAACGCTTGACCTGATACGCTTGCCCTTACCTCCGCGTTGTCCTTGGACAGATCGCCGTAACAAGCAAGGGTCGCCGCGCCTTCGCCAAGGATATAATGAAACGCACCAGGCAAGCCGGTTGGCGTATCAGTTGCAGCCGCGATAGATGCAGGAGTCGAAAAATCTGTCGGCAGTTCTCCACCAACTATCCAAACCGTGTAGTTAGCATCCGGTATCGGATACCATTCGATGTTCGGGTTGCGGACAACGTAGTAAAGCGGCGCAGCGGTCGATATTGCTGTACCGCTCATTGTATCACCGGCTGCGATAGTAGTTATCGTTGCGCCGGCAGATGCCTCACGAACCGTTACCGTGCCTGTGCAGGCTGCGTCGAGCGAGATATAATGTATCTCATCCCAGTCGGTCTTAGTAGTTGCAACCTGTGTCGTGCCGTTCATCGTCACTTCTTCAGAAGCGTAAGCACCCGTGCCGTAAGTCGTGCCGTAGATAGTACACTTCTGAGTAGTATCAGCCACATTGTCTGATATAACCTCAATGCCGTCGTTTGCAGGTTGGTTCGGGAAGCTGGACTGATACCGCCAGCCGGGAAAGTCCTCGTCCATCTCCGATTCTGTCCTGCTCTCAAGCCTTCTCGTGCCAAGATATGCGCTTGTTATCCCCCAGCAGAGCGTTGATGGCAGTGTTGATATTTGCGTGGAGGACGTCAGGCTTACCGCATGCCGTTTGGTTTTGTAGCCTGTCTCTTGAGCGAGCACATCCTTGGCGCGATTAACCTGACGAGTCCACCACGCAAGCGAGTAAGAGCCGGTCGAACGGTTTGACTGCTCGCTTGTTCTATCCATTGCAAATTGAATGATGTCGCCAAGATTCATAGTATTATCCGTATAGCTTCACATGCAGCCAGTCGTCAATGCCGCCTGTAGCTGCCGTATCAGCGTTGGTCAAGCACCAGTGCAGGTAACGGCCTGCTGTCGGTAGATACCTGCCGTCACCGTCGTCATCTGAGCCGCTATCGCCAAGCTGGGCACCGCAGCCGAACACAAGGTTGCCTACTTCAAACGTGACAGTCCTGTTGGCCTCTACATCGCCGTGAAGCAGCTTGGTTACTTTCTTGAACCCGACATTGCCGTTCACAGCCGTAGTGCCTGATAGCGTTATCGAGTCGTAGATAGTCCTGCCTGCTGCGTCAGTGCCTACCACCCCAACCACCTTTGTAGTTGTGTCGGAGCCTACAGCACGGACTGGCAGTCCGTAACACTTCTGGCTCGCGGTCGCTACATCGGTAACACCTGTTGATGTGTTGGTTGCGGTAATCGTCTTTATTGTCGCGTTGCCCGATGCTTCACGGATAGTGATAGTGCCTACTGCCGCACTGGACAACTCAACCCCAAGGATGTAACCCCAGTCAGTTTTGGTAGTTGCAACCTGCGTCGTGCCGTTCAGTGTGATAGTCTCGGCAACAACTACCTCTGTGTTGAAGGTAGTGCCGTAGATAGTGCATTTCTGCACGTCGCCAGTGTTGTTTGAGATAACTTCTACACCGTCATTATTTGGCTGGTTAGTAAAAGCCGCACCTGTGCAGGCAGAAGCAAAGTCAGTGCCTATCACAGTCGATGGAGCCTTGTTCACCAATAAGCTGACTTTGTAGCCTGCATTTGTCCGAAGGTCGGCTATAGGGACTATAGAGCGCGGTATGGCCCCTCCAGCACCAAGGTCTATAACCCCACTGGATGCCCCGTAAAGCCGTTCGTTTATAGTGCCTAGATATACAAGAGATGCCATATCGCCCTCCTAGATATTTCGTTTGGGCTTCTTTCGTACCCTAGTCTGCTCGTCATAGCATATAGGGCAGCGAAGGCCGCCCGCTTGGGAGCGCATTTCTCTACGCTCCCAGGTCGAGCCACATACTACACATTCGTCAAGTAATTCACCTATCTTCGGTGTCCTTCGGATTCTCATACATCACCTATGCACTCAGCACTACATAACAACTCCAAGTGTTAGCAGCCGTGCAGTGGAAGATAAGTTCTGCCGTCTTCTTCGCAGGTACAGCAGCAGTGCCGTAGACTGTAACGCCTGATGCGCCTGTGATAGTTGATGTCTGGTTGCCCCTGTTGTAGTAGAGGCATGAAAAAGAGTCGCCTACGGCTACACCCGTGATACCGGCTGATATTTTAGTGCCGGTAGGAGTAGTTGCAGTGCTTGGGCCTGTCTTCGAGTTCTGTGTGACAATACCGCCAAGCAGCCCTGCTACTGTAAGCGTTGCCGCCTGTGCGTCATAATCTGTTACAGTCCGCTTGATAATCGGTACGCGGCTTGACCGCAGTGTAACAGCACCGGAGACACCAAGCGTGCCAGCAACCAGCGTGTCTCCGTCCTCATCAACGCTGAACTTGCTGGTTGCTGCGCCGTAGTTAGCATCTGAATCAATAGGGTAGATAGCGAATACGGTATCACCGTCCGCATCACCGTGGGCCGTCTTTGGAATTATTACAAGATTCTCCAAATGTGTTTTTGTTTTAGCTGGTCGTGCCATTTTGTATTCGCTCCTTATTCTATGGGGAAGGTGTTACCCCTCCCCATATCTGGTTGTTTCTACTAACCTCCGGTCGAGCCATCCCAGCCTCTACCGTCGATGTATCCGAACCCGATTCTGAACTGGCCCTTGTAGCGTCTGTCGCCTGAATCGAACACGTTGTCACGGTCGAACCAAGGCTTCTCGCGCCATACAGCCACAGTGCCGATGCCCTTACCGCCAAGCTCACTCGGCTTACCGGCATGAACGAACCAACAGTCAGGGTCGGTCAAGCGGCTCCACTCAACGATGTCGTAACCACCGCGAAGAACGTTCTTCGTGTTGTCGGCGGTATACGGCAGCTTATCTGAACCGAGAATCTCATGCGCCAGGTAGTAGGAGTCTACCGGGATAACGAGAGTCTTAGGGGTCAAAGACCACTGCTGGCCTCTCGCACCAACCATCTTCTTGAAGCGGCTTCTTACCGCCTGAAGCGCGGCAATAGACAGGTCAACGTGTGCAGACGGGCAGTTAGCCCATACGCCACCGGACGGTATCGGGTGATCCGTAGCAAGCAGCGCCTTGCCGTCGCCACCTGACATCCAGGTAGAGAACGCTGTAGGGGACGTTGGCGTATTGAACGGCGCAGCCGCTATAACCTCCAATGTCTCACGGCCCATCTGCGCAAGACTCTTAGCGAGCTTGCCGCCAAGAAGTCCGGTCGGGTCGTCCTTCCAGGTCTCATACTCCAAGGTGAACGCAAGCGCGTAGGTCTTCGGAGTGATTATAGTGTCGAACCCCTGATAGATACCATCGTAGGTTACGTTGGTACCTATCGGCTTGAGCTTCCACAGGCCAAGACCTGTAATGTAGCTCCAGCGCATGTCTTCGGTCTCGATGCTCTCAATGTTGTAGAACTGTTCGAACTCGTGTTCGGGTTCGCCGTAGCCCTGCATCCATTGCTTCTTGATACGAGCATCGTAAAGATCGCCATGATTGGCTTTTTGTATCCTGGTTGCTGCTGCCATTTATGTTGCCTCCTTTCGATGCTTAGGTATCAAGCTGAAGTCCCTGATGACTCGGTACGCCGGACTCATAGAACACCGGCAGGAACTTGACATACACCGGGATATACTGACTCGAAGAAGTAAGTGAAGGGTCTTCAACAATCCCGGTGATAAGAACACGCTGGTCGGTCTGTGAGTCGATATTAACGACTGTGCAGTAAGTGGTAGAACCGTCGTAGTTGACGATTGTTGCTTGCGCCAGGTTATACATGCCTCCAACCAACAGCGCGACCGAATTTTTATCAGTATTCGCTGCGGTTGCTGAGTAAACATGCATAATGTACTCGTCGTGTGAGTTGACCGGCATAATGCGTATTGGAGCGTTGCCGGATGTGACGTTTGTAGCGTCGGTAAGCGCGAAACCGATTATCGGCTCATCATCGCCAGTAAGAACCGCTGTTACGGCACCGTTTGTAAGCTGTACCATATCTCCAGCCTTGAACTCCTGGCTGTTACCCTCAAGGTACGGTAATCCCGTAGCCCTGTTGATAAGCTCAGGCGGTTCGTTAAGTCCGAAGTTAGAGCGGCCCCACCGGCATGGTTTTAGCGGACAGGCGTTTGCGTTTTCTTGCCCACCGCCAGGGCTGAAGTCATAACTAAAAGTGGCTACTCTAGCCATCCCTGTGTCCTCCTTAGTAAGTGATCTGCTTATGCGCACATCACCCCAAGCATTCAACAGGGTGATTCGGCGGCCTGCCTTGGCCGCTCGCCCTACTGGGGGCTTGCCGAAGGTGTCGAATCCTTAGCTGTTTTCTGGGGTGCGCCTGCCGGATACTTGGCCTTATCGGGGTATCCGGCAGGCTTATTAAGTTATCAATCCGCTTGGCCCGTATACCGGGGGCGGTTACTCAATCGTTGATGTCGTTATCTGTGCTGAGTCCGTGCCTTCTGTGACAGTGAACTCGATGTTCTTATCAGGGTTTCGGAGTCCTGCGCGTCCTGCCGTCTCCTTGAACTCATCAACCTTCTGCTCGATGAATACCCTGTTGTAGTATTCTTTTTCGGCCTCTCGCTGCCTGCCTATCGCCCTCGGACGCTTGCAGGCTATCGTATCGCCGTTATGCCAGTAATCATCCGTGTTGTTACCGACTGCATACGGGAAGCTGATGTCCTTGTCCTTCTTCTTAGAGATAGGCACCCAGCCACCGCCTTCATCGGTCTGTATCTCAGCCATCCGGTAGTCGTTCTGGTTGAACCAACCATACTCCCACTCCTCTAACCATGCGGGGGTAGCTTTGGCAACAGTCCTGTCTACCGGCTTCATCCGTTCTCTAATCGCCACTACTTCGGGCGGGTCTATCGGTGTCTTCTTCCTTGCGTGTGCCATTATTTCAACTCCGCTCTGCCGTTTGTTAACTCTTCATACTCAGCAATGGTCATACCGGCTGCTGCTATAGCTTCTCGTTCTTCTGGCGTATAGTCGTAACCATCGCCTGCCGCACCTGCCGATGGTGCTCCACCTGTCGCGGCTGCTGCTGATATAGCTGCCTGACGCTCTGCCTCCTGCTTCTCACGGTCGCCTGCTGCCCTTGCCTGTCCACGCTTGCCCCTGGCCGCAAATATCGCCATATCAATCAGGTCTGCCCTGTTCATAGATATAACCTGACTGAACCCAGTTGCACCCAAAGAACGTATGTAGTTCCTCACTTCGTTGCCTATCTCGCCCCAGTCCGGGTTCTGACGCTTCAACTCCTGCTCTATGAGCCAGTCCTGAGCACTCATCATACCGTTAACAACCGGTGCAACCGTAGATGTCACACGCTTGTCGATGTTCTCAGGCACGTAAGGGTCAAACTCCTCATCAACCTGTTGGGTATACTGCTGCTGGTATGGCTGCTGGTATGGCTGCTGGTATAGCTGATTGTATGTCGGCTGGTATAGCTGCTGATACTCTCCGGTTGTCGGATAGTAATCGCCCTGCTGCTGAATAGGCACGATATTGCCGAATTCATCAACCGTTACGTTATACTGAGCAAGGTTGGCCTTTATAGTCTCAAACCGCTCCTGCTCCTTACGCAGTCTGCCCTCCCAGGTCTTGCGCTCCTGTTCAGTAAGCGAAGTTTCTGGCGGTGTATCCTGCTCGTCCTGCGACTCAATTTCTAATTCTACTTCATCAATGATTTCATCTGGTGCCATTTTGATTTTCTCGCTTTTTACCTTCCTCGATTATCTCTCTAGGTATGCTCAATACCTGTCTGCAAGCTGCTATCACCTGCTGGTATTGGCTCATTCTTACAGCGAATCGCTCCGGGGTCTCTCCCGGCTGCCATTTGCCATCGGCAAGCATATTAACTGCTGCCATAGCCTGCTGGCCCAAGTCGCGGCACAAACGCCCCCATCCTGGCTGGCGCACCAAGTCCAGGTACTCCAGGTATGCCACCCGCTCCTCCTGCTCCTGCTGCTCCGGGGTAAGCTCCGGCTCCGGGCGCGGCTCCAACTCCCATTGGATTAGCGGCGGCTTGGGCTTGTGCCATCTGCATCTGATACTGCGCCATCTGCATCTGATACTGCTCCATAAGTTGCATAGCAACCTGCGGATTGATAACTGCGACAACTCGGATAGCCTCCTCAAATGTTTCAGGCTCACCACCTAAATAAGACTCAGGATGCTTCACACCCATCGCCTGGTAATACTCGTTGTAAGCCTTGTAGATACGCTTGGCCTTCTCGACAATCATTTCGGGCGAGTCCATAATCCCTGGTATTGCAAACGGGTTTTGTCCAATGCTCTGCATAACAGCCTGTGCCCTGTTGCCCCTTACCTCCGGGTTCGATGTAGCTGAGTTGCCACGCGCTATAAACCTGTAGTTGCCCTCGTGATACTCCGGCTTCATCACATGAAACGGACTCTGCCCATGTCCACCTGACCGGTAGAGTAACGGCTGCTTGGGTAAGAACCTGCGGATTATCTGCATCATCATCTCCGCGTAGGACTCAAGCCCACAACCCTCCTCCGGCCCAATCTGAACCATAACTACCTGATGCTCGAATATCTGAGAACTTGACTGCGCGACAAGCGATAACTCGTAAGCCGTGCGCTTCTCCTGCGAAGGTCTGCCGGTCGTAGGGTCTGACACTCCAACAACGCGCTCTGACATCTGTCTGGCCATATCAACCATGCCGAGTCCTGCCTGAACAGCAGCAAGCGAGTTGCCACTAGACATAATCGGCGCTACGTCGTTCGGCATAACCGGCCATTTGGCAAGCGGCCCCCATACAAGGTTTCGCCTCTGTGCATAAGCGGCTGGCGACATCGCCAAAGGCGGTAGTAGCGTAATCTGAACCGCATCAGTGCAAGCGTTGAACATGCTGTTGATGAAGTTCTGCAAGCCCCGGATGCTCTCTACAAGTGAACCACCCCAAAGACTGTTAGGCTTAGGGTCTGTGATTATAGGAGTGAAGAACCACTGATCTCCGAACAATGGGCGGTATGGCTCACATCGCAGGATTATAGCGTCGCCCTCACGGTCTACACTGTATGCAGCGAGTATGAGCCATTCAATCTCTTCGTCCGTACCAGGTATCGCCCATCTGTAAATACCTTCCCAGCACTCGAACTCAGCAGACCATATCTCTGACGGTGTAGTCTCTGCTATGCCCTGCTGCTCGTGTGTCTGGCTTACAGTCAACTCCTCCTGCCAGGTCAGTTTCAACCGTTCGATGGCATCCTCGTAGAACGACTTGTTGCGCTTGGCCTGCATAATATCGTTCCAGCGCAGGATAGTCCGTGCAAACGCACCCTTCGCTCTCCTGAACGATGGCGCGGTAGCCGGCAAAAGCATCATATCTTCGGTAACGACATAATCACAGGTAGGCACTACATCAAGCTGATCTACCGTTATCGGCTCATCAGGCATCATCATAGTTATATCCGGTATCTGCTTGCCTGTTGCACGTATACCGGGCTTCAACCACGCCTGACCGGTGATGAGGCTTTCGAGTATCGCAATGTAGCCTTTAGAGCGAAGCCGTGTCCTCTCGTGCCAGAACTGGTTGAACGCTTCTTCGTCCTGCGCCGCTTCATCATAACGCGGGTCGTCTGCCTCAACCTCGAATATCGGGTCTGTGCCTAAAGCTGTGCGTGCTATCTGTATAGCGGCTGAGCGTATCTGATGCTTGGTTACGGGGTAGTTGTTGTTTGCGCTCCACTCAAGCGGCTTATCGTCGAGCAAGCCCTCGTACTGGTCACGCCTGACCTCTACCTGTGCGCGTAGGTCATTGGTAGCATTCCAGGAGTCGGCAAACGCCTGCCCTAGTTCACGGCCAAGGAGTAGCCTTGTATCTTCGTCAAGCATCTGTTTTTGGCTTACATTCGCCAGTGTCGCCGCTCCAGCCATTCTAGTCTCCTAAAATGACGGCCAGTATATCCTCTTGGCGCATCAATGTTAAGTCCTTGCGGTCGTCAGTCTCAAACGCTGCACCAGCCCATCGGCTGTAGATAACCCAGTCGTTAACCTCAAATCCGGGATCATGCCCCGGAACCTTCGGCTTACCAATCAATACAACCCTGCCCCAACTCTGGTCATCCTGCGCTTTATCAGGCAGGATTATCGAGCCTTGCTGTTCGGGTGGTCTGTGAGGCTCAATAACACAGAATCCGGGCATTAATTCGACTGAATTCTCCCAATCTTGTAGTTTAAGTCCCATAAGTCCCTCGTATATAGAAGCTGGCCCCAAATTCAGCGGGCGGCCACCCGTAAGTCTTTGGGATTTAAGACCCTGATGCCTACTAGTAGGGGGTGTCAGGGTCTGTCAACTACTCCCCCTAAAGGGGGAAGCTTGTCCTTCCAGTTTTCGGGCCTGCACCCCGCCTCAGAGAGGGACGGAGGTACATTGGGTTGGTTGACTACAACCGCAAGCACGGACTTGTGTGCAGGACTCACCGTGTAAGAGAAGTGTAGTATATCCAACGGAGGTTTTGTTGAATTAATAAAACACCCCGCTGAATTTGGGGCCATTATAGCATACATTTGTCTACTTGTCAAGCGTTAATATACTTCGTATCAGTGCTTCTTCTCCATGTCCGAATTATTCTTTTTTGCCATCATCAAATATTGTCGGCTGGATACCCCCGGCTTTGGCCGTGGGGTAGTTGACACTCCAGTGCCTCTATGCGCTTGATGCACGCATCGGCGAAACTACTTGCCATCTGCTCGCCTGTCACTTCTCGGCCTCCTAATAATACGCCCCGCTCCGGTTGGGTGAACGCTCGTAGTACTCGTAATGCGGCGCGTCGTCCACCGGGTCGTCTGAATGCGGAGTGAACAAGGCTCCTACCACATAATGCGCCCCATCCATAGGATGACTCCAAGCGTTCTTTTCAGGGTCACCGGTATACAGCCCTGACTGCCCCTTCTCCTTGAACTTGTAGGCTCCTTCAAACCCCTCAACCAGCATAGAACACGTCGGGCTTATCTGTAACGCTGCCGCGCCTGATACCATCCTGGTCAGTGCCCTTGTCATAGCGTTGTTGCGAGCACTCCACGACATTGGCCCCGGTCGTATATCCGCGTATCCCTGCGTTGCAGACAGATAAGCCGTCATTATGTCAACGCAACTCTTACCGTCTGTCTGGCTCCTAGACCATCCGGCAGGGTCGGCATAGTCAATAAAGTGTGCGCCTGGAAACTCTGCGCTCGATATAGCAGTAACAAGCGGCATCATAGCCTCGATATTGCTAGACCGCTGCGGCCCCCTCCCATCCCAGGTTACAAGCTCACGGATAAATAACAGCCGGGATAGTGAATCCATCTGCGCCCACACACAGGCAGGAGTGTTCCCGAAATCCCAGCCACGGTATACGACTAAGCTAGGATCATACTCAATAGGCTGCTTGGCAACGTGTATATCCCGCACATACTCCTCTGCATAGACAGGCAGACCGCTTGCCACCGTCCAGTCGATCTCCATCTCACGACGCCACGCTTTACCAGTCCTGCCGCCTACCATACCGCGCGCTGCTTCGTCCTGCCACTCCACCGATCGCTTCATCGGGTCTGCTGTGTAGTGAATTCGAAAGACGTGTATGCCGGACTGTGTGTCACGCTCCTCAATGCCTATCATCGCTGCACCCTGTCATAAAGCAAGTCGTACGCATAGCTGCCTAACTCAGCCGTGCAGACTATATCCACACACCCGCCGCCCTGCGTTGTCGGCTGGATGTTACGCCAAGACTCCTCTTGCCACTGCCACCTTGGAAACTCATCCATTAGGACGTTACTAAAGGTATACTGCTGCATCTGCGACTCACCGGAGGCTACCGCCATAATAGCGGAGTCAGTAGTCTCGCACCTTACAGTACGCCAGCCGGACATACCGGCTCTGTGTTCAAACTTAACAACGGGCTTATCAGGCCATACAGTCTCCGGGATGTGATTGTATATAAACTCCATCCTGTCAGAGCCTAGCAGGTATGCCGATTTTTCGAGCTTGTCGCTTGCTACCGCGTTGAGATGGTTGTGCTCTGTCATAATGTCATAGAGGTATAAAGCCAGCAGCCACCATGTTATAAGCATACGCCTGGACTTCTCATAAGCGCGGACTCTGTGTTTTGGTCGCTCTGCCGTCAAGTATCGCAGGTAATCAAACCGTAGTTCGCCATCGTGCATCACGCTTGCCGGGAACTGCCTCACCTGGCCGCTTGCCTCATCCTTAGTCCATACGGCACGGGATAGGTAATCCCACGCGTCGGCGAACGGGTGAGTCGCCTTGGCCCGTGGCGCTATCCGCTCGGACAAGAACTTGCCGGCATACTCCATTACCGGTATATCTAATGTACTGCTACCCTTGCCTGCCATACTGTCCAGCTTGCCTTTTTTGCCTGCCAGCGTCGTTTTTTACTGGCCTCTGGCATCAAATCCGCCTATCTAATCGCATCACGCTCAAATTGTCTAAAATCCGTTTTAAGGCCACTAGCGGCCGATTCTGACGCTTCGTTAGCAGTCTTACGCCCAGAGTGCTAATCCTTACTGCCTACCCGTGCCAGCCCGTCGGCTATTGCCGCCCGTAGCTCCTCGCTACCGCCGTGCTCGTCGATGGCCTTGTTGATAACGTCGGCTACACGTGCCAGCAATGCCTGAAAGCCCTGGACTGTAATTGTATAGGTCTCGCCATGCTGTATCTTATGCGCCCTCTCCGCAAGTCGCCCGATTGCCTCCGAGAATTCGCGTATCTCCTCGCGCATCTTGCTGTCTACAGGTATCTTGCTGCCATCCTCGTCTGCGCGGCGCAAAGGCTCAAGGAACTTGTCGAGGAACGCTCTAAGCAGTGCAATGTCAGGCACGAGAGAAAAAACCTCTGGATCAGTCTTAAAGTACTCGTACTTCTCGCGCAAGTTGGTAGGTAGCGACTTAGAGTAGCGACCATGCGTTATCTGCACTGGCTTATCTGGATTAACCCCTGATCCTTTGGCCCCGCCGTGATAATAGCAGTATCGCCCGTCGTGCACGGTTGCCGGCCGCTGGCATCGCTCACCCGTCCTCTTGCTCCTAGCTTGACATTGTGGCATTAGTCCATACCTCACATTGTGGGAGACAGTTAACCGTGTGCTCTCGCAGACAGCTAACCGTGCCCCACATCTCAACCGCCGAATTCTTTCACGCAGAAGCCCCACGGCTCCGGGGGCCTATTACATCGTGGGGGGCAGTTAACCGTGCCCCGTATCTTGTTCACTACAATTGGACATATACCCCCGTGGGTATTTTTACATCTACGGGGACTATTTGGCATTCTCCTCTATAGGCTGCAGTAGTATCTTGCGCGTTAGGGCCGTCGAATTCTGCCCCTTGCGGCCGGCACTATGGAACTTTGACGAGTCCTGCCGACGCATAAGGCTTGGTTCAGATACCCTTATGGTTGACCGATCTCCGGAATTCGACAGTCTGCTTGCATCTCTCGCCCGTGCTCTTGCTCTTGGCCTTACATTGTCTCATATTTAGTACTACCTTATTTTTTTAGTACTACCTAAATTTCCAGGTACAACAGGGGGGCTATATCGCCATATCCCCTATATGCGACCACCATATCCCCTATATGCAGCAGTAGACGCCCTTTCTTGCGCGTTAGGGCCGGTCAACTCATACACATAAAGCGGCAGTTTGTCGCCTCCCGCTAGACGCCATGGCCGAGTATCCGCGCCCCCACCTAAGCCGCCATAACCTCTTAGGCCAGCATCCCCCCGTATTATCCAACGCACCCGATGCTGTCTACTGCTTTGTCCTTGCCTGACATGAGGGTATCCGCGCATCCTGCCCTGTCATGCAGGCTATATATATCCTATATATATATGCGCCGGCTATGATCCGGCACAAGCCCTAATCAAATGGTAGGCGGCCTGGCCCAGCATCTGCTTCGTCGTGCTATACACGCGCCGCCCCCTTGCTAAAGGATGGCAACTCAGCCAGATAACTGGCTACTGGTAAGTCGTCGCAACCTCGCCATTGTCTCGCTGGCGGATCGCTCATCACCATATCTGAACACCCGTAGGCGTTAATTTCGTAGGCGGCGCAGCTTAATTGGCTAACTACGCCGCCTCCTGCTGCGGATAGGAGAGTAACTGAGCGTGATACTAATGGCGCGTCACGCTCGCGCCTGGATCAATCTGCGCATCTAATACATCCTCCATGAGACACCCCAAAATATTACATTGTGACTTTTATTTCACAAACATTTATTTATTTCGTCATTGACATACGTTCAGAATAGGGTATAATCACTATAGATAACGCATTAACCGCGGATTGAGATTAGAGAGGAGTAAATCAAATGAAACTATCAGAAACAAGAACACTTATCCCGGAGACAGACACCGACAAGGCCGTGCTACTGGCAATCATCAAGATGTCAGTAGACCACATGGGTAAATGGCGATGCTATAGCGATCCCGATAAGGACATGTACTTTCGCATCGACACTGATGCCGAGATAGACGACAACGGCGCATTGGCCGCCAAGCTGATATATGAGCCAGTCGAATTTGATCCTCGTACTATCATCACTGATAGCGCGTACGAGGATGCAAGGTTGACTGTGGAGTTGACCAGCGACAACAAGGCCGTTGCCATGTGGCATTGTGGCAACGATAGCAATCTGGTTGCCACTAACTGCTGGGTAGTTAGGTAATAAGGAGTTAGAGGACTAATCAGCCAGACCTGATTAGTCCTCTAAGCCGGGTAACCCGGCTGTAATGCTACATTATGCCGTGGCAAGTCGGCAGGCAGGAGCAGAGCCAAGTATAACAAGGAGGAGTAACGAAAT